GATTTGGTACGTAAAATGTAAAATGGTCGGAAACTTCTTGAGCTAAACTTCTTTCACATTCTATACTAACAAACGCTTCATTTACTTTATGTACTATTACATCATACACCCTGAATGAACCTCTCCCAATCTATGAATGATTTTAATTGAAAAGTTCTGCTATGTAATTCTTTCATTATAAGCTCACAACTATCCACAACTTCTTCATGCATCATTTTATTTGCTAGATGTTTATTCAAATCATCATCAGCATCCATATATGTAGCAATGTCAGATTTGAGTACAAAAGGAAAAGGAGTCCAACCATATTTCTTTAGGTCATCATCTCCCATTTTACCTGTATAATATTCCCATTTAATTTTCTTCATTTTATTAAATCGGAACTCAGCTTCTTTAGACAATAACTTATGCCTAGAAAGAATATTCAAGTATTTTGAGTGTAGTTTGGATATGTCAATTAGAGCCTTACCTGGTTCGGTACGGTCAATCTGGGAGTCTTTACTCCATTCTGTCATTAGTTCATCAAGTTTAGTCATTACGAAATCTCCTTTTAGGAGTTTACATCATTTATCAAAATTTGTCAATAGTATAGTAGGTAAATCTGAACGATACATCGGCAGTTAATATTGATTGTGGGCTATCTGCCGTAGCTAGTACAAAAGAAGAAAGAGAAGTAGGAAACAAATTGGTAAATTTGAATCTTATATTGGGCGTGTAAGCTGAAGAAAGTATCGTTAAAGTTGCATCTGAGAATTGTGGCGCCGCTGGATTACTTATTTTGCTAGATAATCTACCCAGTTGTTTGTACTGGTCAAAGTCTTCTGGAAACGTCATAGCACGAATCCAATCATGTATTTTTAACCATGATTGCATATCTTCATCAATAGCAAAAGTTACATTTAATATATCATAAATTGCTTTTTCTCCCGGAGAATACATTTCAACGAAAGGAGTAGGTACGGAAATTTCACCTAATGAAATACCAGGTACGTTTACAGACTGACAAAAGAATTGCATATCTGGCAACCGAGCAAAGTTCATCTGGAACTTATTTGGGTGAAGAAAATTCTGGTTAATTGGTGTTGTTGATATTGCTGTAATCATGTGTATATTTATATACAAAAAAAGGGAGACCTTTCAGTCTCCCTTTAAAAGTACCTCTCTTAACGGAGGTTTTAATTACATAATGTTTGTAATCTTAAATGCGCGATAGTAGTTGTTTGCAGTAGCATTCAACGCACCAAGACCAGCAGCAGTACCTTCAGCGAATGGATTAGCAACTAGACCGTAACGTGTCTTGAAACCAATTTTTGGTTGGAAGGTGTTAGTGTCAACTGCGCGAACCATTTGCAAAGGAACGTATGGGCAATAGAACAGACCAGCATCATATGCATTAGAACCTTTGAAACCAACAACTGCGAACTCGGAAGTTGAGCCTGTTGGGAAATATGGATCAATATACACTTTGATACGACCGAACAATGTACCAGCAAATGTGTTACCTGTATCGTCAACTGTCAAGTTAACTTGGCTCTGCAATGCAGATTGATAGTCCAACAAACCAGCCATTGCCAAAGCAGAAGCTACGTCAGAAGAACAGATCAATGTATTGCCTTTACCTCTACGAGTCAATTTAGCAATTTGGTTAGCTTCACGTTCGATTTGGAAAGCCAAACCTTTAACTTTTTCAACCATCCAACGACCGTTAGAGTCAGTGTCCAAGTCGAATGTACCAACAGTAGTTGTACCAACTTTGCAACCAACTTTAGAAACTGTGTAGATTGTACGCAGAACTTCACGGTTAATTTCAGCAAGAATTTCAGAAGACAGAATGTTAGACAATTCTGTTTCAGCGTCTAGACCGTGAACTGCTTTCAAATCTTGTGCAAGTTCCATTGAGTATTCAGCCTTCAAAGCACGTGTCTTTGCAGTAACTGTAACTTTCTCAATGCTGAAACCCATTTCAAGTGGTGTCAAGTTTTCAGCAGTAGCTGTAGCCATACCAGCGGCCGTGTTAGCATCAAAGATACCATATGCACGGTCAGAAGTAGAACTTTTCATTGCCAATGTTTGTTGAACAGTAGCGGAAGCACCAGAATGAGCAGTATTAGCTTCGTTGTAGAATGCTTCTGTACCAGTAGCTGTAGTACGGTCAGTTGCATACATTGAACGCATTGCAAAGATCATGCCTGTAGGACCAGTCATTGGTTGTACACCGCAAACGTCATAAGCAATCAAATTAGGCAATGAACGGCGAACCAAGCTAATAAGGATTGGATCGAAACCGGCTACTGGACCGCTGTTTTGAGCGTCAGCACCACCAAAACCACCGGTACCAGAAGCGTTTGTAGGTACAGCTTCTGTTAAATAACCAGCATCTTTTTGCATTGCTTGGATCTGATTTTCCAAAATAACGGCTGTAACAGCACGTTTATATGGATCAGTAATTTTTGGTAGGTCAGCATGTTCTAGAACAGGTGCCCACTTTTTTTGTAGATTTTCGGAAAGAAACATTTAGGATACTCCTTGATTTAAATTAAATTCTTGTTGTTTTTGAAATTGATTGTACGATTGAGTTCATGTAAGCATCAGTAATTTTAACATCACCAACTTGCTCTACTTGCTCATTAAGTTGGCCTTCATCAGCCTTCTTAACTCCGGAAGGAAAATAGTTTTCACGAATGGTTTCAAGTTTAGATTTATATTCTTCTTCTGTGGAAAACTCTACGCTCTCTGCAAGCGATTTAATCTTTTCAACTTGAGTGTCGGTCAAACCTTCACAAACTTCACGGGTAGCTTCAACTTTGTGAGCTTCAATAAGAGCCTTACGGTACTCTACATTGCGCTCAACTTCTTCATCGAGTTTAACTTCAAGATCATCAATCTTTGAAGCCATTTCATCGACTAGGTCAACTTTTTCGGCAGGAACATCAATATAATGTTCTGCAAATAAATTACGTAGGCCAGAAATAAAATCTTCTGTTAATTCAGCACGAATGCCTTTTTCAATAGCGATTTCATTATCTGCCATCCATTGCTCAACAACGTAAGCAAGGTAATCATTAACTTTTTCTGTTAAGTCTGTTTTAACGGACTCAACTGCTTCTTCTAACAAAGAAGAATAATGTGATTCAATATTTTCTTCAATTTGTGAAATACGATCTAAAACACGTGCTTCAAAAATTGTGGAAACTTTAGTTTTAAATTCTTCAGAAATGGTATTGTCATCTGCAAACATAGCATCAATATCATCAGAAAGATCCATAAATTCTTCAGCTTCGGTTTCTTCTTTAGAAAGAGTCTTCTTAGCCATTTCGGCAGAAGCATCTGATGCTTTTGTTGTTGCTGGAGTTGCGCTCTTTGTTGCGGGTGTGATCTTTGCAGAATCATCATCTTGTTTATAATTTTCTGGTGTTGGCCCACCAGCATCTACAATTTCGCCGTCCAGCTTTTGTGGAGGCATAGCGTTCTTACCCTTGCCAGAAGCAAGAATTTCAGCCGCAGCCTCAAAAAGTTTATTAGTAGCCATTAGGAATCTCCTTTTGTGTTTATCTATTTATAATTTTAAAGTTTTGAAATAAAGTTTTCAAAGAGGCGATAAGCCACTTGTTCAATATCTTTTCTGGATGCTTGTTGTATTTGACGTTTTGCGTTATCTATGTGCATTTCCACAAAACGTCCCTCAACAAATACCCATTCTTTGTTTTCCATAATACCATTCACGAATGCTCCTGGTGCTGATGGATCAGCAACAACATCCGCAGCCGTAGCTAATCTAAAGTCATCGCCTACAATGTTAATACCATCACGCCCAGGAACTAATGAACCCATACCTCTAGAAGAAACACCCAAAGAAACACCAGACTCAATAAAATTTTTAACAATATTACCATATGGTGTTTCTAAAACTCTCGCTTTACCGATGAATCTATTACCGCCATCTTCTTTCAAAGATTCAATTTTGATACACACACGCTCTAAATTAATTGATGGTGTATCAGGATGTCCGAGTTCACCAAGCGCACGATTTGTCTTGATGTATTCGTCTGTATAGCGACCAACTTCTTCACGTAGAGTATCAATTTTATACATTCTACGGTTACGATTAGCTTGTTCGCCTACTAGAAAGATACCTTCAATAAAAAGATTTTTCTTTCCATCTTCCGTTTTTTCAGTTAAATATCTTACGTCTTCAACTGTTTCTGTAATTAGTTTCATGTTACGTATTATCCAAGTTGGTTGAATAAGTTGCAATCTTAGATACTTCCATAACAACAGTGCCACCCGTTACAACGGTAACAACAACGTTACCCGTATTGGTGTTTGCTAATGAATACCCTAATGTATCAAAATACATTTCACCAGATTGAGATAATGCCAACATTGGAGTTGGTGTAGCACCCCGACCGATATTGATGTAACCATTTGATGACCATTGAATACGTTTAATGTTTGCTGCACTAACCGTCTCTAATTGTGTATTAGAAGAAAGGTTTGCTAAAGTAATTGTATACGTGCCAGGATCAACTACACGAATTACACTTGTGCCTCTCAGAGTATTGTTTACTTCATATGACATTTTATTTTATTCCCATTGATGTGCGGCGGCGAATTGACATTTTTCTTTTTAATAATGTTCTATTCATTTTAGCCCTACCTTTTGTTTTCCAATATCTTTTCAACTTTCTGGTCTTTTGAATACGTTGCATAGCGGGTATTCTCTTTACAGTATTTCCAGAAATTCTAAATCCTTTTAATGCAGAACGTTTAACGTTACGTTGGACAACAATTCGTCCTTGTGTATTACGTCTAATTCTACGGCGAATCTTCTCAACTCTACCTTGTCTAATAATATTACGTGAAGGAGCTTCATCAAGAATCTCTATCTCTTCATATATATGTGTTGCAATAATTTGCTTTGCTTCTTCTAAACGTTTAGCTACAATATTATTTAAGCGAGAAAAAATTTCTTCTCTTGCTTCTACAGCTTTACCTTCAAATATGAAGTCAATTAATCTCATTTAGTTTTACTCAGAGCAAAAGATTTTGCCTTTTCAAATTGTTCTAAAGATTCATGCATCATATTAGCAAATTTATCTTTGTTTACATTATTCAAGGATTCATATACTTGATTCATTATTGATGCCGTATCAAAATCTACCAATACAAATTCACCGTCATCAAAATCTACAACGTAACCTTCTGATTGTATATTTAGTGAATCTTCACTAAAAGGTATAGCAAATTCTTTATTTAAACGTTGACTATAATAAGTTGCAACTTTTGTTCCATTAGGATACAAACGAATTGCTGTTCTTTTAAGAACAATAACGTAGGGAGGTTGATTACTAATCGATTCTTCAATTGTTTCATCTTTGCCTATTTTAAACCTGTGTGCCTTGACTTTTCTGCCTGTAGCATCAAGTTTGAAATCTGAAGTATCATGAACATTCTCATTAACCGCCTTACGTACTTGGCGATTAATTTGAGGATTATTAGTAATCAAATCAACCATTTTCGAAAATACATTTTGTATAATAGCTCTATCTGCTGGTGAAAAATTAGGTTTTTCTTCCGACATTTTACTGAGAATTTTATGCAATCTTTGAAGTTGTGCTTTATTGGCTAAACCTGCACGAACAAGCGCATCAAACTTAGTGAAGTCTTGTTTTTCTTCCTCAGAAATTAATTTAAATTCTTGTAAAGATTTCATTATGTTTCTTGTGTAGTGAAAAGTGTGGATGCAATTTCTTGTTTTTTTGTTTCTAATGCATCAAATGCTTTAGCTGAGAGCAATTCTTCTAAAGCATTTTTAGCTTCAGATGCTTCACCAGCTCCTAATAAATCAATAAAATCTCTTGTTTCCATAATCTACTCCTTATTTTTTATTTAGTACTCTACTAAATCTACCCGTTACACTATCAAGTTCTGGTGTTTCAGATTCAGTAGAATTTTTATCATTAACATTATCCTCGGGAGGATATTGGCTAGGATCAACTTGAGGTTGTTCTTGTTCTTGACTTTGTTGTATTGAGTTATCATCTTGTCCCATTTGTACAGGTTCGGGTTCAGAATCAATTTGTTTTTGCATTTCTTCAAGGTCTTCATCCGACAAATGAAGAATATTTCTTTTTACCCATTCTTGTGAGAAGTAACGACCAACATACGGATCAACTTGACCTAACATCTGTAATCTATTTTGCCATATTTCGGCTTCTTTTAATTCGGTGAAATTGTTATCTTTTTTGTAATCGTAAAAAATATTTTCTCTAAATTCTTCCCATTCCTCTTGAGTGCAAATACCCTTCAAAACTAATTGAATTTTTAAAGCGTGGTCAAATAACTGTGAAAATTTATTACGAACTTTGGTAACAAACTTATTGAACTTCAATTCATCTCTTGTTACTTCAGTACTACGACCTAGACCAACCATACCTCCACCCTGTGGTTCCATACGTGAGTAAGGAACATTCATGGATTGCAATAGTTTCTTTTGAAAATATTGTACGTCTTCAATTTGACCTAAATTCTGACCTGCTGGTAAAGTTGTAATTTCAGTACCTTTACCACCTTCACGGCGCGGCAACCAAAAATCTTCAAGCATTGACATGTGTTTACGGTCATCACGCAATTCACCAGTCTGTGCATCATAGACCATCTTGTTTTTATACTTGACCATAACGTCACGCAGATATTGTTCTGCCTTGCCTTTTGGTAAGTTACCAACGTCAATGTAAAAAATACGGCGTTCAGGTGCTCTTGAAATACGGTAAATAACAACAGCATCTTCAATCATACGCAACTGGTTAAGTGGTTTGATTGCTTTGTGTAAGAACGAAATAACAAAAGTGTTTTTTGCATCCATCAAACCAGAGTTAACATTGATAATTGAATCAGGTGCAATTCTCAAACCTTGGTTAGCTGAAGCTGTAAATGACTGAGTAGCACTACCTTTATCATTATACATATAATATTCAGCAGTAGATTTAATAATGTCTGCGCCAGTTTTTAGATCACGACCTTTTTGAACTTCACGAACCTTACGGATTTTACGTGGATCAATATACCGTAATTCTTGAATACCCTCTTTAGGGTTCTTTTCATTAACTACAACGTGGTAGTAAATCCTACCATCAATATACCAACGTCTGAAGATATCATCTGCTAGGTTAGAGAAATTTAACATTTTCAAAATAATGTCAAATTCATCTTTGATTTTCTTTTTGATAGATTCTGGTTGTTTAAGTTTGTCGAGAATAATATCAACAACTTTACCAGAATCATCATGAGTAATTGCTTCATCAACAATCTCAGTTACTGCTTGGTCACATTCTGGATGATTAGCCATTTCACGATAACGTGAAATTAATTCTAACTCATTTCGTACGGAGCCTTCTAAATCAACATATGTTCCATAGTGTGCATTTTGAGTAATGGTAACTGCACCATCATCCAAAGCATCAGTCGGCAAGGCAAACGAAGCCTGTTCAGGGACTTCTTTCTGGATAATATCCTTACCGCCGATGTTGAAACCAAAAAGTTTGATTGCCATCCGATTTATTTCCTTTTCATTACAAAAATAAGGGAGATATACCCCCTCTCAAATTAGGCTACTAAGTCCTCTGCGGATTCCCACCATTGGAAAGCTAATGTAACAGAGAATTCTTCGATAGTATCATTAGAACCCCAATCAACATCAATTGGTGCAACATCCGTAGGAAACATTCCAATGAATTTGTACTTCTTCAGAATATCTCCGCCTTTACTGTATTGACGTACTTCAGAATCAACGGTGTAACTATTTGGTGTAGCGGCCGCTGGATTACGAACGTTCAATGAATGACTATTTAGACCGTTCATCCAACGCTCAAAAGCATTACGGATAATAAAATCTTCATCATTGATAATTGTGATATTCCAGTCTTGAAAAGTTCTATTACCAGCAAACTTTAATTCACGTCCAAAATATTGGACAGGAACTGTGTTAACTGTAGAACCAGGTAACTGAGCAGTTTTGCACATAAAAGTTAATTTAGTTAGTGCAGTACCAGGCAATGCGAATGGTGGGAATGGTACTGTCACCTCAAATAAATTTGGACGAGCACCGTCTCCCTGCATTTGAGAGCGAAATTGGTTGATATTGAAAGCCATTTAGTTTCTCCTGTTCTCTCTTATTTATTAGGCTTGTCCAACAATCTCATAGAAGTTCACGCCGGTACGTACCGCAGTGAAATTCAATTGAATGTAGTTAATTGAACGAGCTGGTTTAATGTAAATATCACCAATAAATTGATTCTGGTCAATAACTTCACCAGTATTGTTTGTAGTGTCACATACAACTTTAAAGTCATAAATGCCACGGCGACCTTGTACGTTACGTAGATATGGTTCTACCAAGTTAACGAATGCTGCACGAGTAAATTCATCATTAAATTCGAACATAGAAGAGCGAGCCGCTTTTGCAATTGATTTTTCAAGTACAATGAAAAGTCTACGAACGTTGATACGGTCAAATGCAGAAGGACGGTTCAGAAGAGTCTTATCACCGTAAAGGATTGTGCCTTCACCTGGGAAAGAAACAACTGGGTTAACGCCGTTTTTATACAAGTCATCACGTTCAGCTTTAGTTGGATTCCAAGCCAAGCGAACAACGTTCTTAATAATACCACGATTCAAACCTGCTGGTGAGAACCAAGGATCACGTTCAATGTCAGTACGTACACACAACCCAGCAATGTCACCATTCAATGGTACCCAACGATATACGTCATTGTATTTGTCGTATTGATATTTCCAACCGGAATCCATAACTGCATAACTAGATTTTGTATAAGTTCCTGCTGTTGCAATAATATCGGCAGATTCAGAACCAACACTATCTACACAATCTGTTTTCAATGGAGAAGCAAACACTAAACAATCTTTACGACTTTCTGCAATAGAAATTAGATAGTTAACTGTAGTTGCGCCACCATTGCCTGCCATGATTAGAGAAACATCAATAGAATCAGGATTAGCAAGAGTACCATAACCAATGTTTGTGTTACCTGTAGAAGGAGTAGCGTCAACCCCACCAGATAGAGTAGCAGTAAATGGTGTTGTCATAACTGAATATGAAACCGCACCACTAGAATCTGTACCCCAGTTAGCTTTCATGTGGCCAGCCCACCATAGGTATTTAGATTTAGAATTAATAACCTCTTTGTAATAGTTGCTAGAACCATCTGGATTTTTAGCATCGGATGCTTTAGAAACAAAAGGATATTTTTCTAAAATTGTACCAGCAATACCGCTGATTCTACCATTAGTATCAATAACAATAATGTGCATTTCATCATTTGAAGAACTGCGATCTGACGCCCACACTGTAGTCGCTGGAGTAGAGTCGAAATTAGATGAATATGTCCATGAGTTGAATGTATTAGAATCTGCAATAGAAATTTTGATAGAGTTGCCTAATGCACCGGCATATTTAGCATTAAATATAGATGAAGTATTTGAACTGTAAGATTGTTCGTAAGAAGTACGATTTTCAATCAAAACTGTGCTTGCATTAGCGTTTGCTACAGCGTTTTTTGCGGCTGCACCAACCACCCGAATAACTCTCAAGTCTTGTCCATATGACAAGAAATTAGCCGCAGTAAAGAAAGTTTCGTATGTATTCGCATCAGGTTTACCAAATCTATCAACAAGTTGAATCTCATTACTAATAGTGGTGATTTCTTTTGCAGGTCCCCAAGAAAATCCACCAACAATAGCTCCAACAGTAGTAGCTACTGAAGGGACAACTGTTGTCAAATCTACTTCGGATACTTGAACACCAGGTGATAATTGAAAAGCCATTTATGTTCTCCTTTTATTTATTTTATAGAACTAGTTTCATTATTCTATTTATGTTTTTATAAACTTGACGTTAGGTAGCCACGGTCTTTAACAGAAGACCATAAATCTTGTCCATCAAATTCTTTTTGTTCTTCCAAACCATCATCAAGCATTCCAACTGGAAGCATTTCATCTTCAAGTTGAAGATTTCTTTCATCCAACAATCTCTGTCTAACATCAGAGTCTGTAATTTCTCTGAAGTAACTTTGTGCAGTTAACCAAGAAAAAAGCACCAAAGTCATAACAATATCGTCATTGTTACCTTCTTCAGCTTCGTAGGAGTCTTTATTTCGTACAAATGTATTTAGTTCTGCAATGGTGTCAAAATCATTAGTAATTAATTTATCAGTTTCAATTAAAGTTTTTAAGTTTGCACAACCAATCTTTTTTACAGTTTTTGAAGTTTTTACTCCATAAGCTGCACCTTTTTTAAAGCCTGAAGCGATATGTTGACCTTTAATTTCATGACTTTCGATACGAAAAATGTTCTCATATTCCAAATCATAATGTAAAATGTCTACAACTTGTTGACCAACACTATTAGTTTCTACTAAAACGTATGCTCGATTATATCGCATTGCAATATTATAAACATATGTTGGAAAAATCAATGGAGATAATTTATTATCCCTAAACTTAGCTACATGTCTATATGGAATCTCGGTAACATCAAATACAGAAACCACAGAATAGTCTCTGTTTACACCTTCAGCACAATCAACTACAGAAACATATGTGTGACCAGTTTTTGGTTCTTCATAAATGTCATGATTTTCGTGTGAGCTTTGTGGGGAAAAGAAAGTCAACATCTTCAATTTAGCACCAGGAATCAATGTAGCGGATGAGCCAATAAATTCTGTTTCAAATTCTTGCCTAAATTGTTCTTCACTTGTGTTTCTAATTGTCTCTTCTCTCCAATCGGCATCTCTACCTGGAACCATAGACCAATGTACTTCTAATGGAATATAAGTTGAACGTTTCTCAACTGCATCAGTCCACATACGATAGAATTGATTCAGTCCATGTGGTGTTGAAACAATAATAACCTTTGTTGTTTTACCAGATGAAATAACCGGATATGTAGAAGTAAAGAACTCTTCTGCCATATTATGTGGAACGAATGCAAACTCATCCAAAAAGATTAAGTTGTATGATCCACCACGAACACCACTTGCGCTAGTAGCATATGCTGAAATTTCAGAACCATTTTCTAGTACAATATTACCTTTGTTCCACTCCATGATGCCCTGTTGCATCCACAAAGGAAGATATTCGTAAGCATACTTAATCCGACCAAGAATATCACGTGCCAAATCGCCTTTGTTGGCTAGAATAGCAATCTTATAATCATCTTGGAATAATATGGACCAAAGCATATATCCTGCTGTTGTGGTTGTTTTACCAACCTGCCGCGGCATTTTTGCAATAGTAAATCTATTTACATGAAAACTTTTAACCATTTCTTCTTGAAATGGCCACATATTAAAAGGAACAAGACCGTGATCTACGTTCACAATTTTCATGTAATTTTTAATAAAATATACTGGATCTTTAATGCACTTTGTAATTTCAATTAACTGTTCATGTGTGTATTCAATTTCAATACCACCACGTTTGAGTTTTGAGTTACCTTGATATCCACCTAATTCCATATTACTTAATAATGCTTCTTAACATCCATGCTTGTTTTTGATGGTTACCTAATAAGTCTTGTAGAAAATTTGACACCCCAGGTTCTTGTGCATTTTCCGCTGCTTGAATGCCTGCTCTCAAATGATAAATGAATCTATCATTATCTGCTTTCAATTCTGTCATCATGCTTAGTGCATCTGGAATATTGGTTGATTCTTGAATGTCTGCAAGCTCTAACATTCTAGCTAACGATCCTGGTGAATATGAACCAAGATAACGAATATGTTCTGAAATAGTATCAGTTTGTGCAAATACAGCAGTATAAAAATTATTTAAGAAATCGTGATACTGTGGAAAATTTGAACCCTCAATGTTCCAGTGATATCCATGAGACTTAAAATACAGTGCAAAATTTGTACCAAGAATAACTTTTAGTTGTTGAATGAGTGTATCCATTATTGGATTCCTTTGATTTGTTTAATTAATTCTGCTGTTGATCCTACAAATACTGCTTTATCAACATTAACTGTTGTTTGTGATGTTTGCGGAGACAATTCTTTACGCATTTTTTGTAGGGAAAGTAAATCTCGGTTTAAATCACCAAGTTGTTTAATCATATTAGATGCAACTTCATATGCTCTTGGATGATCTGTGGCTGATGCAACTTGAAGTATATTATCAACCGCTGTATTTCCTTTTTCTACCAAATCTCTAATATTTTTTCTAGCAAAAGCAAAATCAGATTCAACCCCCTCATCCACAATAGGCACAAGCGCAGGTGTTACATTTATTGCAGGCGCAATATCAAAAATATCCGATAATTTTTGGTCACTATTTTTCATATTGTTTTTGGAAACTCTTTTCTTGTTGTTGTATAACCAAAATCACTATTGGGTAATTTACCATAAGGATTTGTTGTAATAACTACAGAAACTGTTTTTAATGGATTAACATCTACTGTATTTATGATTGCTCTAGAGTGAGAATAATCACCAATAATTTCATCACCCTCATCCAATAAATCTGATACATTTGTAACTACTAATGATCCTGTTGTATTATTTGCATAATAAACAATTGTTCCAGTTTTGCCTGTAGTAATTTCTCGATAAGTTTCGTTTGTTGTAAACACCCCAGAACTGTTTGCTTTATCAACATACACTTGTTGACTTTGTGTATTTCTACTATCAATATAAAAATTGGTGTTAGCTTGATTAATTATTTTGGCATCCGTTTTTACAGCAGGAAAAATATAACCTTTAGCTGTAAATGAAAGATTCCATATGATCAATCTTGTTGTAGTCATATCACTCTCATAATCAATTTCAGAAGAAACTGAATTTAAAATAATAGGCATATCATATTTTCTACCCATCGCTTCATTTAGATTCACAGTGACTGTAAAATCTGGGGTAAAAAATGGAAGAATTTGTTCAAGAATTTGAGTACCATCTTCAATGTTTCTGACATAAATTGCCATGTCAAAATCAAAATCGTATGGAACTGGATTGTATTGTCCAGCAATGGAACCATTGTTTTGAATGGCTGTATTTCTGGACATAGTATTTAATTTTCTATTAACGTCATACGATAAACTAGATAAGTCAAATCCAATACGCGGAACCACAGTAGCAATAGATTTTGTCAAATTTGGATCAGTAGTAATGCGAGTTAAATATTTTTCTTTTGGTCCATAGGACAATGGAACACGAATTCTTTCATACTCTGTAGTTTGTGCTTTATTATAACGAATAATTTCAATATCATTAAACACACTACCAAATGCAACAATAACTTTTCTTATTGTTCGGTTGTAAAAGTGATCGTTATTTAACATCAGGCTTCACCAAATGGATTATGTTCTGTAAAATCAATAATGTCTTTACCCTCATTCTCTAATCTTGTGTTATCTGCAAGTTCTTCAAACATAGTATTGCCCACTTGAGTCCAAGTATCTTCTTGAATAATTGGTCGTGAAGCACCGCTTGTAGCACCAATCACATTGTTTCCATTAGCAAATGTTCCTTGAAGTTGAATAACCATAATTTCAGAATGTGGTGAATAAGAATACACCACAGCTTGCGCTGTTGATGTTGCCAATGATGTTCCTTGGTACACACTTTCTGTTGGCAAGAATGAACCTGAACCAGTGTTTGCAAGTATCAATTTAGTGCGTTTATATGAATCAAATATCTGACCATCAATCTCTTCAATACCGGTAGAAATAATTTCTTCAGAGAAGACAAATTGTTTCATACGCAAAGCGTAAACATAAACGTTGCCGCCACGACCACGACCAAGTGTATAGAACATTGCTTGATTGTTTTCATGTTCAACAAATGTAATTTCAAAAAAGTTCTGTAACAATGGAATGTAAACCAAGTCACCTTCATTAGGTCTAATTTGGTTTACTGTTGCCGCAAATCTACGGCGAGATACTAATAAAGTAACTTCATCTCGAATTTCAAGACCAAACTTAGAGATAAAATCGCCTTCACCATCCATACCTGTAACGTTTTCTAGATACATTTCTATAGGTAATGCTTGACGATATTGTTTCAATGTATCTTCACCATAAATATAATCTACACTATCTCCAGTCATGCGAGGAAGATAGAATACATCCATACCATGAATTTGCATAGCTTCAATCACCAAATCTTCAACCAGTAATTGCTCACTGGTAATTTGATGTTGTGGAAAATTATTGAAATAAAAGTTGGTAGAAATTTTATGCTCCAATTATCCAGTAAAAATCTCACTTGGCAAACTATTGGAGCTGAACATTTCTTCTTCTAGTTTATCAATCTCAGTTTGTGCCTCTTGCATAATACGTGGACCATCTAATGTTACACCACCGGGCATTTGAATGCCTGCAAACTTAGATAAATTTGTTCCCCATTGATATTTAATTTTAGCAGTTGCATACGATTTTAAGAATTTATCATCCCATACATCAGATTCACCAGCTTTAAACGCAGTCACATTTGTTTGTATTGTGCTAAATGTTGAATCCACAACTAATTGTGTGTCACTGATAATAGATACAATACGTTTAGATTCGCTACCAAAAGTCATATCATCGCCAATAGTAACATCTCTGGAGAATACTGTTCCTGTACCAGTAACAAGGTTAGTGGTATTTGAAGTTGTAACTGTTCCAGAAATTGTAAATATGTCTGGACTAACTTTACGGTAACAATCAAGTATAACATACTCACCCACTTGCAAATCGGAACTCCAATTAATGTCTAGGAATACTTTATTTTGTTTGCGATTAAATCTAAATTGAGGTGTACCAGAGAATAACAGATTCAATGTCTGGATGTGTTGCATGGTAATCTCATATGAGACATAAGAAACTGATGTAAAATCATACAAATCATGTAAACGCAATTGATAACGTAAGTCAAACATATTGACTGATGATGAAGAAGAGTCGAAAGGCATAACACCAGTCACAAATAATACGGCATCCGGGCAATAAATCCACTTTCTGTCAATATCAACTTGTGTCATTTGATGTTTCATAAACATTTTTTCACAACCATCAAAATGGTAATCGTGAAAAAATGATAAAGCATCATCAATACGATCTTCAACTTGGTCATCATCAACATTAATTTGAATAACTGGATGACCTAATCTACGTAAACAGTAGTCTTTAAATTCGGTTCTTGTTGTAGGTTTAGCCATGTGTAATATACCTATAGTTTATTACCTATTTATAAAGATAAAAAATAACCCCACCAAAGTGAGGTTATTAATAGAGTCTAATACTTTTAACGAGGTCCTATTACAATACCGCTTCTGAAGGTTGCGCTTGCAATTGTGGTTGTCCTTGACGAATAATCTCATCAATGATAGCACGGCTTACTTTATGTGGAAGTTCTTCTAAACCTGCAATAATTGCATTTACTTGGGATGCTTTAAGTTCCAAAGTTACTGTTGGTTCTTGTTGTTCATTCATTTCAATTCTCCTTATGTATAAATGATAATTAGTTATTTAGTTAAGAGGATGGAGTATACCAAACCAATTTTATTTTAATAAATTTTATTTGTGAATAAGGGGCTCAAAACTTTCAAAAAGACTGTAATCGTTTACAGTGCCAGCAGGAATCATAGCAGGATCAATAATTTCGGAATTATCATCTCGCAATGCATGAATACATGCACATATTGTATTGTCTTCCAATGCTTCTAGCTCATGTTCTATACCTTTTGATATCCAAATTAAATCTGGAGCTTTGTAGATTGTTTCTTGTCCTTTTGTTCGAACAACAACAGACCCTGATGCTACAAGAGTTGCATGGTCATATTGATGTGAATGGCCTATATTTTTATCGCCTTTTTTATGAAATGACATAAGCCGAGTATATACACTCCCTGTCATTATAATTTTGCTTTCAGGAGTATTTGTCATGTTGTTGGTCCAGTGTAAACTTCTATACGAGTAGGATTAATATTAAGAATTTGTGATGCGCGGCCTGATGCCAAAAGACCTGCCGTTTCTAATGCTTGAACACCATTACGTGTGTCTTGGTTCTTTAAATCGATATAACTTGCGGCATCTAAATCTTTTTGCATCGTTCTAAGCAACGCGGCTTGTTGACGTTGTTGTAATGTTCCTTCTGGATTATCCAAACAACCTAGTTCCACCGCTACTTTTTCAGAAGATGTAAACCGGTTGCGGAACGCAAGTCGTGTAATTTTCCAATTTATCGGCTCTGGAGGTAACGCAGGAGGTGGAGGGTCCGGCTCAAATGCATGGCCGTCATATGACCAAAGTGGACCAGGTTGTGGAGTTACGTCTGTAATATCGATGACGTATTGCCAATCTGTTAAAATAGTATCAGCCCATTCCTGGTCAGCTACGGCTATGTTTTCGACAATATTGTTTTTAATTAATGCAAATATCATTTTATTTCCTTATTCAAACCACCAAACACGGCAGAATCCTGTGCCACCGGCGGTGCCTGCGGTGATGCCCCCGCCGCCGCCGCCGCCGGTATTTGCGTCTCCGGCGCTGCCGCTGTAGCCGACACCATTGCCACCACCAGAAGAACCCACTCCAGTGTAACCACCGCCGCCGCCACAAAATCCCATAATTCCCACAGTACCGCCGGTATGACCACCAAGCCAATATCCAGTCGTTGGATGAGGAGAATTTCCTGCGCTTCCAATAGTTCCTTTACCCTGGCCGGAAGTTGCCCACGTGTAAGCCGTTCCGCCCATACCGCCGCCGCCGCCGCTGGTGGAGCCACCCGGTGAGCCCCAAGCGCCGCCGCCGCAGCCACCTGTTCGGCCGTTCAAACTACCACCGGTGTAGTATGCCCCACCACCACCACCACCAACAACAGATAAAGATCCAATAGATGTGGTACCACCATCACTACCAGAGTAATTACTACCGGCAGCACCGGCAGCGCCGATGGTCACTGTTTGTGCTGTAGTCGCGGTAAAGGGACTCATTTTTAAACCTCCACCACCGCCACCGCCACCGGTGGAGTTTCCGTATTTGCCCGTATTAGTTCCTCCGCCGCCACCGCCGCCACCTCCAACAACCATTACCCAAACTTGACCGCCGTTGGTAACTAGAGTTGCAGAAGGAGTAAATGTTCCTCCTGAGGTGAATTCTTGATATTTTAATTTACCGCCACCCCCACCTGCGGCGGCAATAAATGTAGATAAGCTACTCATTGAAATGGTCCTTTCTTGACCTTGTTTAAAAGTTCGGTTGTAGTAAGATTCTGTGTTACAACCCAACCAGATGATGTATTAGTATATATCAAAGCAAAAATAGAATTTGGTGCATCACATGTCATATTTTCATCTATTCCCATAATTGGTTTTCCATTACGATGAATAATTAATGGATGATAAATCCAACTACCAAAATAATCACTAACAATAATTTTAAATCCATCTCTTGGATTTGGTGGTAAAACCAACATACCTTTTTGCATGTTGGTATCAACATAGTAACTTTGTTCATGCTCTACATACTCATAAGCATATTCATCACCGGAGTTAACATAAAATTTATTTTCGTCCCGATAAACAAGCCATGGTTGATTTTTTGAAGCATATTGGAGTGTTTTTTCGAGAGTTTGAACTTCAAAATCATCCGGTGTAATAATCATAATAAACCTTCTTTAAAATTTTTTAAATTTAAATTAACCCGCAGTCACAGACCAACGAGCGGTAGTACCATCATTGTAGTTACACACAAGCGTAAAACCACCAACATTGATGGCACAAGTCATTGTGCTGGCATCACCCATAATTTGAGTTGAACCGTTCATGTACACATAAAATGGATTTGTCGCTGACCATGTATTTAGCAAGTTTAAAATTCGGATTGTGTCACCAGCAACCGTGTTTGCAACAGTTGGAAGATACATACCAACTGCACCACCGCCCGTGTAGATACTGTAAATGTAGCCGGCGGTCATAGTGCCACCGTTAGTTTCACGGAGACATAATCCACGGTTAATGACAGCGTTATAGTTAGATGAATTTACATAATAAACCCAGCTTCCAAAAGTACCGGAAGTAACATTTCGTGTTGCTAATCTATTGGCGTTATCTTCCCAACCCCAAGCAACTTGGATTCCCCAATAGTTAGATGCGTTAGTATGTCGAAAGTTTTGTTGAATCCACCACGAACCTCCAGGTCCGTTTGTACCGTTAGCGCCTAAATCGCCATTATATGCTGTTGTACCTGCCGGTGTAGCTTGGAAGTCTGCATTCCAAGAGCCGGTACTACCCTTTTGAGTTATGAAGTTACTGCTGTTTAAAGATGTTGCACTGGTAGCTGTTGTTGCTGAACCTGCACTACCTGTAACGTTGATACCCCAAGTGCCAGATGCTCCAGAACCTGTCAATGATGGACTGTAGCTGGTATAGTTGTTAGAATTGAGTAGGGTATAAAAATTTGTGCCATCGGACGATATGGTTCCGTCATATCGAAACTGACGATACGTGCCTGCGCTAGATCCAACTTGCGTTGTCCCACCATCAGCCTTAATAAGGCCACTAAAAGTACCTGTAGTTGCCGATACTGTACCGCCAGACACGTTGGTAGCTGTTGTTGCTGAACCTGCACTACCTGTAACGTTGATACCCCAAGTGCCAGATGCTCCAGAACCTGTTGTCCCAGCTTTGGTTAATAAACCAGCACCAACGTTTGCCTGATATGCAGAAGTGGTACTGATAAGTCCTGCACCAACGTTAGCCTGATATGCTGATGTTAAAGTAGAACTTAATGAGATTAGACCTGCACCAGAGTTGGCCTGATATGCACTTGTTGTGGCAATAAGTCCAGCACCAACGTTAGCTTGTCCTGTTGTAACTGCGGTATTAGCGGCAGTATAAGCAAGGTTAGCCTGACCAAATGCAGAAGCGGCCACACCACTTCCAGAATTGGCTGTGTTATATGCTAAGTTAGCCTGACCAAAAGCTGATGTGGCAATACCAACACCAGAGTTTGCGGCAGTATAAGCAAGGTTAGCTTGACCAAATGCAGAAGCGGCTACACCACTTCCAGAATTGGCTGTAGTATAAGCCAAGTTAGCTTGTGCAAAACCACTATTAGCAACACCAAGTGGATCCATTCCGCGAACACTGATAACATCAGTCTTTACGTTTGCAAAAATAGTAGCAATTCTGAATGTTGCATTTGAAGTATCAATGTTGACTGCGGCATCAGGTTCTGGTTGGTAGTTATCAAAGAACTTCCAAATACCATCCGATGCATCTCTGAATATACCTGTATGTCTGTAAGAAGTATCAAAATAATTTGATACAATACCTACGTCAATATTTGATGTGTAATCTTCATCATTAAGATAAATCATATTATCTTTAACAACGAGATTATTTGCAGAAACTGTAGTTGTATTTCCAATAATTGTTAGGTTACCGGAAATAGTTAAGTTGCCAGAAATTGTTCCACCAGTCAAGGCTAGTTTTGTATTGGCGGTATCAAAAGCTGTGTTAGCTTGAATGTATGCTAAGTTAGCTTGTTGAAATGCGGAGTCTGCACGACCTTGTAATGCAATTCTAGCTGAGCCTACGTTAGCTTGGTAAGCATTTGTTGTGGAAATTACCGCATCACCAACGTTTGCTTGACGGTTAGTAATCTCACTATTCAATCCGATGTTAACTGCACCAGTATTAGCTTGAGCAGATAATTGGTCAGCAATACGACCAGCACCTACGTTAGCTTGGTAAGCATTGGTGGTAGAAATTACTGCATCACCAACGTTAGCTTGACGAGTACTAATCTCAGAGTTTAATGAAATATTGACCGCACCAACGTTAGCTTGATATGCAGAAGTAACTGCAATAACCGCGGACCCAACGTTTGCTTGTCCTGATGTAACTGCGGTATTAGCCGCACTATAAGCTAAGTTAGCTTGGCCAAATGCTGATGTTGATGAACTAGTCAGTACGTTAATACTTGCACTTACAATTGATGGTGCGTAAATAGTATTTGCAAATGTAACGGATTGTGTATCATTAACCGTAATAGCGGCTACACCTTTAGATTGTATCTCTAGTGTACCGTTATTTCCAGATATTGTTTTTAGACCTGCACGACCTGAAACACTGCCGTCATCAGCATTGATGATAGAACTCATTTAAATTTCCTCTGTTATTGGCTATTTATTGTCGTAATAATACTAATTCTTTTAATTCTTCAATTTTTATGTGTTGTTAATGTTAAAACATTGCAATAAAATTATCTAAAGAATACACAATGTCTTTTGCGTAAAAGTAATCTTGCGATGTTCCTGTAAACGCCAAGTTGCTGTTGTTGCCACCGTTGACAGTGTTGGCCCCAATTGCGTTGCTATTCCCTTTTTTAAAATATACGCGCTGTCCGGGGATGGTGGTGTACATACGCACTACGTTACTCACTGCACCTGTATAAGTAAAATTGTTGACGGTTACTGTTGACCCTGACGTAAAAATTAAATATGGATAAACAGATGCATTAGAAATTGTTTTAAAAGAAGGGTTGCCAGAAAAAGTTATAGCATTGGCAGTGGTTCCTCCGGTAATTGACAAAGTGCCAAAAGCAACATTTGTGACATCAAAACTTCTAGTTACAGCCCCCGCCAAAATAATGGTGGATGATAATCCGCTAAATGTTAAATTTGTTCCAGAAAATGCAGCGCTGTAACTACACGTTAATGTGCTTGTTCCCAAGGTAATACTTCTGGAAAGATTTCCGCCGCTTACAAGACTTTGAAGACTCACGTTGTAATTTTGTGTTGTGTAACTTCCACTAGTAACATTTATAGAGCTTGTTGTAGTTAAAGCATCACCATGTTGAAAAATACATGATAAATTGTTAACTATAATACCGCAAACAAGGGATTTTCCCCCTGTTGTAAAAGTTTGTGTAGATGAGCCTGAAAATGTAAGTGTAAAATTAAAAGTAAATGTTATACCAGACCCAGAAATATTTACATCCCCAAAAATTGTAGCACCAGCGGTACTTGATATTGTTAATGCTGTTGTACGAGCAGAAGCGTTAATAGAACCAACATTGTATGCAACAGAAAACGCAACAGAGGTGGCTGCTCCGGTGTTATCAAAAACCGCAGTATCTTGAGCAAGCGGAAAATTATTTGCCGCTGGTGTTCCACCGCTGGTGGTTGCCCATCCTGTTGCGTTCCAATTTTGAGCGCCCGTAAGGTTCCAATATTTGTTTACGCCAGTCGCAAAAGTAATGCCACTATTTCCAGCACAATTTCCCAAACGAGTTCCAGACCACGGCGCAGATGCTCCCGCCGCCGCAATGTCACGGAAGTCAATATCAGACAATCCGGTTACAGTAGCAGCGGTAATAGTTCTTTGAATTCCGGGGGTATCGCTAACTACGTTTAATCGTTTGAGAACCGAAGGCCCTCCTCCAAATGCCAATGTTCCAGTTACGGTTAAATTTCCATACAATCTAAAAAGGATAAGACCAGTGCCTGCGCTTGGCGCAGTATACGTCAAATTATTAAAAGTGTTTGTTCCGAAAAGTATGGCTTGTGTAAGAGCCGTAGGACAAATTACATTGTACCAAGTAATATTTTGCCCAAGTATGCCAAAAGATACCGAA